TCATTGGCAACGTGTTGAAGTTGTTGAAGTCTTTGAGGGTTCATTACTTCACTTCCTTTGCAGCAGCTTCAAAAAACTCTCCGCATTGATCTGGTTGCAATGCGTAATATGCTGCTGTGTTCATTGCTTCAAGAAAATCAGCTACAATATTTTCATTCATCTGGTTTGAAAGTTCAATCTTGATAATGTTCAATTCAGAACGATTGTCTAATTCAGAAGAAACAAACATGCGCCCTTTTTTGATTTCTTCCATATAGAAGTTATGAATAGCAACTAACATTGTTTCATGTTGTCTTACTGAAATCAGTCTTACGCTATCGTATCTTAGGAATAATGTTTTCATTTTTGGCTCCTTATAAAATTGATTGATTATTTAATTATTGCTGTTTGCACTTCATAAGATGTTTTGATTTCTAAAAGCAAATACAAGCGACGCGCATTATATTTATAATAATGTGTCGCGCCATTGTCTCTAGTAATTTGAATATATTTCCGATTGTACGAAACCCACCTACGTAAACCTTTTTTATTTTTCAATAACGTTTCCATTTTTGGCTCCTTATAACTAATTGGTTGAAAATTTCATAACAAAGAAAAAATCTTGACGCTCTGCTTAATCTGTTGCAGTATCAACAACAGAGCAGGGGATACACGTCAAGATTTTTCTTTTATCATGAATTTATAAAAATGCAGCAGCGTCTTTTATTATCCACGCTGCTGCATTACTAATTTTTTTGGTCGAATGTATGTCTCAAAGATAAGTAATCATCTATCGCTTCGCCTTTCATCGTATTTGCTCATTCACTATACAAGCTAACTGCATGAGTAGGGGATAGTAGAAGCATGGTCAAGCTATATTGACATTACTTCTCTTGATCTACTTATCTCACTCTCTATACTTTTAGCAGCTTGCATCTTTGCTTTTTTTACTCGCATTACCTTTGTTCAAGTCATCTGTCAACTGGCTTGGAGACTATGTTTATCTTTGTCTCTAAAGTGATGTCAATCTTTGCTGCTTCATTTCTATTGAGTTTGTCATCCCCGCTCGTTACAAGAATTGTAACAGAAAATAAACTTTTGTCAAGTCTAATAAAGTTGATTTATGCGTGTAGCGTAGGGGTGAAAAGTTGCAAATATTACAGTTTTTTATTTGTCGTTTAGCTCAATAATAATTAACTGTTTTTGCAACTTTTTTGCCAATGATATTGAATGTCTAGTGCCTGTGCTTTTCCCCATTGGCAAAGCTATTACTAATTCACTTGCAGCGACAATACGCAAATTGCGCCTAAAGAATTTTGCTGGATACCCATCTTCTGGTTTAGGTGGGTGGCATACAAATGTTATCCCCTGCTCAATTGCGTATTTATATGCAAGACTATCAACACCTAAAGCGCCACCTGAAATAATCATATCTATATTTTGTTTTGATCTAATATTATTAATAATTATTTTGAATGTTTGATAATCTGAATAATTTCTACTGCCTACAATTGCTGCCTTACACATTTTTCACTCTTTTCATAATTAGAATATATGGATATATGGACGCGGTTCTTGACATATACTATCAACTATATCAACGATTACAAATCTATCTTTTATATCATTTCTATTATCATTATTGATACTATTGATATTATTGTAATAGTTAACATAGTTGATACTTTTAATTCATCTTCCTATCTTTAGATAACATATAAGGAATATTTCTGCCATTCTTTTCTCCTCTTGATAATATTCCTTTTTTGACTAGCTCCGATACCTCTCTTGATATAGCAGCTTCATCGTATCCTAATTTCTTTGCTAATATGCTGATATAACTTTGAGTACCATTATTACCAAAATAGGAAATAATTTTAGCTTGCACAGTCCCGGGTCTTACAATCTCTTGATTGATAGGCATCCATAATGTCCTATCATTATCAAATTGTAGATCAATGTGATCTATTTCTGTGTCTCTTGACGCAATCAGAAGTTTAGCAGCAGCTTTACCACGCTCTCCTACAAGACCCCAAACAGTGTCCGCCACCCCAGCTTTTGCACCACTGCCAGATAAATCATCAATTACATCGCCGCTAAATTGATTATTCTTTCTATGGTGATCTACAAAGAGGAATGAAAACTCTCCACCTCTTGTTAGCTCATATAAGGGAGATAGAAATTTCGTAGCCTCAACAGCATCATTGTTGTCACGTAATAAAACTGATTTGGCATAAGTATCAATAACACATAATATATATTTCTTTTTGCTCAATCGCTCTAGTAATTTCTCTAACCCACCTTTATTCAATCGGGGCCACCGCTCTTCAATTTCAAATAAATCCAATCCTTTTGTTGCAGAGCTTACACCCATGTTGGCAATTCTCTTTTTTATTCTCCTTACATTATCTTCAAGAGATATATACAAAACCCTGCCCGTCTGCATAACATCGTAACCAAGAAATGGGACACCTGTTGTAATAGATAACAAAAGCTGGACTGCCATAAATGATTTCCTCATCTTTGGGCGCCCAGCTAAAAACGTGAACCCTTGCGGTAATATCTCTTTGACTAACCATTGAACATCGGGCATATCTGTTTCGGTGATCTGTTTTACTGTCCACGACGTCCTTCTGTCATTATGTAAATTTGTTTGCTTTGTTGACATTATCAATACTCCTATACTGAAATAAAAAAACTCATTTCTTTTAATGTATCTCTGTCTCTGTTTCAGCATGGCAGTCCACGAATAGGTATGGGTTGCTTCAACTTTGCCAGAGACACATTAAAAGCAATGAGTTCGGTAAAGCCTATTCTTTATTCTGCTGCCACACAGATTAAATTGTTGTCTTTATTATATGCACTTCAATCATTTTGTAAATTTATTCAAGTTGAATAACTATAATGATTTTATAAAAAGAACTATAATGCGCCCATAGTGTTTTTATATCGTACGATATAGAAAAGGAGATTGATAATGATTGATCCTGTTGTCCATGCTGCTTTGGTTGTGTTGGCTGCCGCATTTGTGAAATGGTTGGCAAACTATTTGGGTATCAGCTTGACAGAAGATACTTATACTCAAATTGCTGGAGTGATTGTTGCATACATTCTTTCACTCTTTGGCTACTCTCTTTGGGTATATGCAACTGCCAAAACAAAGCTTGCCAATTTCAGAACTTACAAACCACTATTCACCTAACAGCATTTATAGGCAGAGCATTAAAAACTCTGCCTATAATTCATTATTATCAATGAGGCGTTTTTAATATCATGAAATCAAACAAACAAAACAGAGCGGTACATAGACCTATTACAATCAATATTGAAAATGTGGAAGATTTGCCTGTTATTCGTTCATTGCCACAAGAAACTTTAATTACTGTCAATTTGAAAATGAACCGTGTTGTGGCGTTGATGTTGGTAGAACATATCCAAAAACAACTAGATGCGCCAGAGGAAATAAACTTGATTGCTTCAACCATTATAGGCACCAGTTGATTATGGTAATTAATTGGGAGCTAATAGTTTCAATTATCATAGCTGCATTGGGAGGCGGCTTTTTTGTTGAATACATCAGGCAACGTGGGCAAAAGCCAGTTACCAAAGCACAATCAGAAGAGATATTATCAGAAGCCTGGGAGCGTTTAGGCAAAGAGTATGCAAGACAATTGGAGAATTCAAGACGTTTAGAGGATGAAGTTATATCGCTGCGCCCTGTTGTCTTGAAGCTAGCACTACAAGAGAAAGAAATGGAACAATGTCATGAGGACAAAGAAGATTGGAAAAAGTATGCCACTAAATTGTCGAAACAACTCGAAGAGAATAATATAATGCCTATACCTTTCAAGCGATACCCTAGCGGGGACAGCGGTAAGATTTCAGCTATTATGCCTATTAATAATCAAGATCAACCTACAATCATTATGACAAAGGATAAATAATATGGAAGCTAAAATATTATTGATTGTTCTGCCACCTGCCGGATTGAATATATGGGATACACCTAGACCGCAATCACAGGGAGCGTTATTGCGTCGTGCTGTTGCGAAGGGGACGCCGTTATATGCTTATCGAATAGTCAACTTTCAAGGTGTTCCTTATGCGTGGTTGCAACCACAAGACCCTAATAAACCTGAATGGGTACGTGTTGCAGAAGCAGATGGAGTTACTAAATATGTTGAAATCATACAATCAGAAGTTGAGCCAGCTCCTAATCAATTAGCGCAAGCAATACGATATGCAGCAGACAAGTTAGCTGATGCAATCCGATTTAGTGGATAATAATGGCAACAAAGAAGTCAAAGAATAAAGCAGCAGAAGATTTCTTAAATGATAAATCTTCTGATTTACTATTAAGGCATGAGGCGTTTATAGAAGAGTATTTGATCTGCATGAATGGTACATTGGCATACCAAACAACCCATCCAGATGTTGGCTATGATACTGCTTCCGTCAATGCTTCTAAATTACTAAGAAACACTAAGATAAAAGCAGAGCTAGAGCGGAGATTTGGGGAAGAAGTAATGACAAAAAAAGAAGTGTTAAAGCGTTTGCGGGATCAAGCTAATGCTACACTTCACGCCTTTGTAAAAGTGGACGATGAAGGTCATATATATTTCAACTTCAAAGATAAAGAAGCAAAAAGAAATTTTCATTTAATCAAGAAAGTGAAACACAGAAAGAATGAAACTTATAACGAGAGAAGTGGAGAAGCATCAGAGGAACATTGGGTGGAAGTTGAATTGCATGACCCACAAAGAGCTTTAGAGTTGATAGGTAAATATCACGCTCTATTTACTGACAAGACAGAGAGTAATGAAAAGAAAACTATTAGAGTGACAATCAAGAAGGAAGAATAATTGTTAGATACCGATTTCATTATCACAGAACCAGATTACAGCATTGAGGTAGACCCTATTATCTTCAATAATGTTTATTATGACTGGCTCTACGATATGAGCAGAATTCAAATATTTTATGGTGGAGCTTCATCGGGGAAAAGTGTATTTTTGTCTCAAAGAGTTGTGATTGATCTAATGAGTGGCGGGAGAAATTATTTAGTGTGTAGAGCAGTTGCAAAGACAATTAGACGCTCTGTATTCAATGAAATCAAAAGAAGGATTAGCGAGTGGGGGGTTAGTGAAATGTTCAATATAAATAATACTGAATTTACCATAACTTGTATAAATGGCTATCAAGCTTTCTTTGTGGGTTTAGATGATGTCGAAAAGATTAAATCTATTGTCCCCGAAATAGGCGTTATTACTGACATATGGGTGGAAGAAGCAACAGAGGTACAAGATAATAAAGTATTTAAATCGCTCATGCGAAGGCAGCGGGGTGGTGATAGTAATACACCCAAACGCTTTACAATCAGTTTCAATCCTATCTTACAAGACCATCAGATATATACTAATTATTTTGCGCCTATCGCGTGGGCAGAAGATCAAACAGAATACCATAGTAATGAATTGTCTATCTTACGGACTTGGTTTGAGCATAATAAATTTTTGACTGATGCAGACAAACATGATTTGACAAGTGAACAGGATAAATATTTCAGTGACGTGTATACCTGGGGCAAGTTTGGCGTGTTAGGTAATGTGATCTTCAAGAATTGGGTAATAGAAGATTTATCACAAATGAGAAATCAATTTACAAATAAGCGTCATGGATTGGACTTTGGTTTTGCCAGTGACCCCGCTGCTGCTGCTTCATGGCATTTTGATAAGAAGAAAAAAGAGATTTATATATTTGAAGAGTTTTATGAGCGTGAATTAACAAATGATGAATTGGCAACAGAGTTGTTAAAGATGTTTGGCAAAGAATTAGTGAAATGTGATAGCAGTGAACCAAAAAGCATCAAAGAATTGCGTAATGCTGGCGTCAATGCAGAAGGGGCGAGAAAAGGTCCTGATAGTGTCAATTTTGGTATTCAATGGTTGCAAGGCTGCAAATTGCATGTTGATAAATCGTGCATCAACTTTCAAAATGAATTGAGACAGTATAAATGGAAAGAAGGGGTGGATGGAAAGCCAGTATCACCACCTAAACCTGTTGATGCTAAAAATCATCTGATAGATCAATTGAGATATGGTAGTGAAGATGATATGTTAGAAACACCATCACGCGGTAGAAGTTATAAAGGATAATGATAATGGATGAAGTTGTTCTGATTGTGCCAGAAAATAAAAAATATTTAGTTTTTGAACATCCAGAAATATTTGGAGATATTTTGCATGGTATCCGTTTCCCTATTTCAAATAATAAGGGAGATTGGGTTTACAAGCTTCCATCATATGTTGCTGCACATCTTTTTGACGAGATTGATAAATTAGATAGAAACAACACTACTAGGATAATAATCAATGCCTAATATTACAAATCCACACGTGAAATTAGCCTTTGAAACAATCAAGGCGAAGAAGCCTTTATATGATGAGTTGTATAAATACTATACTGGCTTCCACCCGTTGCGCTATTCGACCAATAAACTCAAAAAAGTATTCGAGGCGATCAATGTTTATTTTAGTGAGAATTGGTTAGGCGTGATTGTTGATAGTGTTATTGATAGATTGGTATTAAAAGGTTTCGATATATCAGATAATACAGCAGCTAAGACAAAGCTGGATGATATGTGGCGAGATCATAATATGATGCTGATTGCAGAAGATGTCCACGAGGCAGTTACTATCACGAATGAAGCATTTGTTATTGCTATGAAAATTGAAGATGAAGATACTGGGGCAGAGTTGCTGGAAGTGTTTCACAATGACCCTAGAATGTGTCATGTGTTTTACGACGCCAATCAACCTGATAAAAAAGAATTTGCAGCTAAGTTATGGCAGAGTAATGATGGTTACATTCATCTTACACTTTATTACAAAGATAGATTTGAGCATTATAGAAGTTTGACAGCAACAAAGCCAGGAGTTTCAATCTCATCATATAAACAATTACAGCCAGACCCAGATGGAGATATTGAAGATAATCCCTTTGATACTATTCCAGTATTTCATTGGGTGACATCAAAGACAACTAAGAAAAGAGATATGGGTCCATCTGAAATATCTATGCAGGATGCAATTAATAAACTCCTATCAGATATGATGGTCAGTAGCGAGTTTAATTCTTATGTTCAAAGAGTGATTATCTCTAAAGCAGACCCGGGGAATATGCCTAATGAACCTGGGGCAAATTGGTGGTTGCCTGCAAGCGATGAAGGGCAACAAACAACAGTTACAGAATTAGGTGGCAGAGTGCTTGATGGTTTTCTTAATGCTATTGATAAACTAGCAACATCATTGGCAATCATTTCGAGAACACCTAAACATTATTTTTTTGCACAAACTGGCGACCCATCGGGAGAAGCTCTCATAGCAATGGAGGCGCCGCTCAATAAAAAAGTAAAAAAGAGACAAGGTAGATATGCAATATCATGGCAGGATTTAGCACAGTTTTTATTAGAGCTTGAAGATATAAAGATTGATAAAAAGCAGATTGTCCCCATGTGGGAGCCTGCTGAAACAGTTCAGCCACAAACGTCTGCAACGATTACTAAAACACAAGTAGACAGTGGCGTACCACTAAAAACATCCTTACGCTGGCAAGGTAAAACCGCTGATGAAATCAAGCAGCTTGAGGAAGATCAAAAAGAAGAGCAGACAAAAAGAACTGGATTAGCACAAGACGCATTAGATCAATTACGCGCGGAAGATGCTAGAAACAATGCTAATTCAACAGGTGGCACAAATGTACAGGCATAGCGGTAAAATCGCTCTCAACCCTTCCTGGCGGGTTTTTCAAGCTATGTTTTTGCTCATTCTAGGAGCTTTACTCTACTTGCAGTATAAAAATAGATCAATCAGTATTTTATGTAATGGTGGCGGCTACGCCTAAGGAGACAACATGCCAGATATACCATTGATAGGCGAAAAGAATAATAATAAATCTAATCCTGTTTCAGCACGATATAGAGACAAACATAGGTCAAGAAGTCATATACTGGAAATAGATGACACTTTGACGTTGCCACAAGTTGCAAGCGCAATACTGTTATGCGATTTACCTGCTGATGATTTGTCATTGGGTTTATTATCCACATGGATGGACGCAAGCGGGAATGGTCGTGATTTCACGGCCACTGGCTCTGCCCGTCCTGATGTGCAAGCAATCGGAGATTATAAGGCAGTTGTATTTGATGGCGTGGATAATGTAATGACTGGCGATAACTTTGCCGATAATCTTGCTTCTCTTGCACTCGTTGTAGTTTGCTCAACACCAAACGGCGGAACACATCTTGTCCTGTCCAAAGAGGACTCTGGATTTGCAAGTGGGTATGAGCTTTACACTAATCAATTACTTGTATATGGTTCAGCAACAAACAATGTTTCTGGTGGTTCATTCGCTGAAGATACAAAAATCTTGACGCTTGCGGAGTTAATCAATCGGACAAACTCTGATTTATATCTCAATGGTGACAATTCCGAGACTAACCCCGGGGACACGGAGGTTGCCGATTATTTGACCAGCGGTACAGTCAAACTGGCTGCGTATGGCGATGGAGTTGCAGACGAAATTACCATTTACAGGTTATTAATTTATCAGATTACCGACCTCGTGAACTGGCACGCTGACCGCGATGCAATCAACGCATGGCTGGTAAATAGATATGGAATAACCTCATAATATGCCTACATCAAATCAAGACCCAGAAGTTGTTCAACTATTGCGCCAATATCGTTTAGCTCTAATTGCTAGAGAGAATGAGCAAATTAAAAGACTGGCAGCAACGTGGCTAGAGCTTGAAAAGTCACTGCAAGATGATATGATTTTATTGGGATTAGAGATACAACAAGCACAGGCAACAGGCAGTGTCATCACAGAGCAGCTATTAAAAAGGATGGATAGATATAAAAAACTCAACGAGCAGATGAAGGCGCAAATTTTAGATTACGCCAAGAATGTTGCGGCATTAGATATTGAAGCAGAGCAGTTAGAATATGGACTATTAGGAATTCAATCAGCAAGTGAAGCAATTAGAATATCAGCAGTGTTAGGAGTTGCGTTTGATAGATTGCCTGTTGATGCTGTTGAAACATTTGTAGGATTTCTAGGTGATGGCACGCCATTATATAGATTATTGAAAGAAGCATATCCAGAAAGTTTAGATGCTGTTATCAAAGCATTTTTAGAAGGTGCGAGTAAGGGATTAAATCCCAATACAATTGCTCTAAATGCTTCTCGTGCATTAGGGATAGGTTTAGAAAGAATTACGCTCATCGCACGCACAGAGCAGTTAAGAGTTAATCGAAGTGTATCAGCAGAACAATACAGAAATAGTGGATTAGAAGGATATATGAGGAGAGTAGCAACAAAAGATGATAGAGTGTGTATGGCGTGTTTAATTCTAGATGGGCAAATAGTGCCATTAGATCAAGAAGTGGACGACCACCCTAGAGGTAGATGCACAGCAGTATTTCAAATCAAAGGCTCTCCTGTTATTCAATGGGAGAAAGGCGCTGATTGGTTTATGCGACAAGAACCGGCGTTGCAAGCTCAAATGATGGGACAACAGAAGTTTGAGTTATGGCAAGATGGGCAATTCAAGCTTACAGATATAGCAAAGATCAATTTCAATGCCACATGGGGAAATAGTCCACGAGAAGCTACATTACAGGAGTTAACAGGATGAATATTCAAATGGGCAGCGGTAATGTTGCAGTGACAACATATGGCGACAAAGAAATTGAATACGGACTGGCGCTAAAGGTGACAGATGAAGTTCATGAGATAGGTTATAAGGACATATCAGTTATTGGTAAAACAATTGATGAATATCAACCAACTTTAACTATTGAATTTTCTAAGTCTGCAAGCGTTCAAGTTGTAATAGACATGTTGACGCTTATTAAAAATAGTTTGTTGATGCAGGAGGAGCAATGAAATTAATTAGTTTGAAAGTGGAAGAAACAAGTTTAAGATATAGAATTATCTTTCGGTTTGAAGGTAAAGATCTGGCGGTGGATTTGTATAAGAAAACGAATACCACGCATATTGTCAGAGCATTTACAACATTGATAAAAGAGATAAGGCAACTGAAATGAATATAAAATTTGTCTCTATAACAGGTGTTTGTTTTCAGCGTGTCGGGGAGCGAGTGCGCTCCAAGGCGCACGAGTTAGGTATAAAACAAAACCCAGCCACAAAGGACTGGGAGTTGTTTGCCTCAACAACAGTATGTTGTATCAGCGTGTCGGGGAGACACTCTCATTTTATCACAGAAAGGATTTTATAATGGCAGTAATTAATGAAAAAGTTATGAATAACGACAAACCTTTATCTGATGAGCAGATTAATAGGATTGTTATTGCAGTTCAAACACTTGCAAAGAATACCCATAACGCACAAGCCATCACACTTGCCCACAATCTAAAAATGTGTAAAGATATTGAAGAGAAGAGAAAATGGATAGTAATGTTTTATGCTGCTTGTTTTCAGCTTCTCTCTTTTGTCAATATGGCAAGAGATAAAGATTTGCCATTAGATCAATATACCAAAGAGGTGGAAAAGCTATTCAAACAGGTACAAGTAAATGGACACTAAAGAAGCTTTATTATTGCGTGCTGATTTGTTACAATTAGTTAAGGGATTAGAGTTGCAAAGAGCAGCAGTATTATCAATTGTTGCACGATTGGAAAAAGAATATAACATAGAGAAAGGAACAGGAAATGGAAGATCAAAAAGCACTCCCGTCCATAATCAGAATGAGAGCGGAGAACATATTGAAAACAAAATTGTCAGTATGTTACACAGTTGAAGGGGATATAGTCAAATGTGTATTAGCAGACAATCAAGGAGTTAAATATGTTGACATAGTAAAGAAAAAAGAAGTACCATTTACTACTCTTAAGGTAACGCTTGAAGATGCTGGGGCAGATGATACTAATAAGCTCGTTAGCAACCCAGAGCCAATACATTATGGCAATGAAGCTCAATCAGCACATCAAACAAACGAGGAGGTAATCACTTATGAAGTAGAGAAAAAACCTAAAAAGAGAAGCACAACGAAAAAGCCGAAATAAGTTATAATACCGCCAATTGAATATCTCGTGTAAATGTGTATCGTACGATATAAATTTACAGTGAGGTAGGTAATCAATCGAATGCCTGCAACTGTCTAATTTGACAGCAGCAGGCATTTTAATTGTGCGTGATGCACAGGAGTAACGCGATGTTCCCTAATTATAAAAAGTTCCATTTATCACCTTTTTTCTTTGAAGCTAACCGCGATGGTGGCTCTGGAAATAATGGCGATAATAACTCAAATGATAATCAGAATAATAATGCTGAAACATTTGAAAGTTGGCTAGATAAACAATCCGACGAGATTAAAACAAAAGCTAAACCCTTATTTACTGCCCATATTGAAAAGCTCCAAAACACAGTCAAGGCAACGCGGGAGGAGCGTGATGACTTCTCCAAACAGTTGCGTGATGCAACCAATAAACTTGCCAAAGATAGTGAAGAGCGCAAGCGATTGGAAGGTATTGCCGACCAATATGATGAGCAGACAAGACGGGCAGACTTTTATGAGGACTCTTTTTCACAAAACTGCCATAACCCTAAAGCTGCTTATGCAATTGCCAAGTCAGAAAATTTATTCACCAAATCTGGCGCGCCTGACTGGAAGAAAATCCAAGAAGTTGTCCCAGAATTCTTTGGCGATAAAAAGCGTGAGCTACCTAGGAAGAAAACATCAGGCAGCGGCACAGGTGAAGAGCCACCGTCATCTCAAACCATGAACGATTGGATTAGAAGTCAAGCCAATAGAAATGTTACAACATAATAAGGAGTAACAAATGACCGTATTCAATTCAAATATCTCCCGGGAAGATGCTAGTGCATTAATCCCAGAAGATGCGTCAAAAGAAATCCTGCAAACTATTGCAGAAGGTTCAAGCGTGTTGCGTCTATCAAGGCGTTTGCCCAATATGGCGCGTGGACAACGGCGGCTCCCTGTTCTTTCTGCATTACCTCAAGCCTATTTCGTAGGTGAGGCCGGCAGAAGTCCCCAAACATTTACAGAAGTAAAGCAGACCACCGAAGCCGCATGGGCAAACAAATATCTTAATGCGGAAGAAATTGCCTGTGTTGTACCTATCCCTGAAAACGTTTTGGAAGATGCTGATTTTGATATTTGGGGAGAGATGCGTCCCCAAATCGTAGCCAGCATTGGTGCAGTAATTGACACCGCCATTTTGTTTGGTACTTCTGATGTAGATGTACCGCGCAACTGGCCTGATGGTTTGTTAGTTGCCATGCCTGCTGCTCATATTGTCTCTGAAACATTTGGCAATGATCTGTATGACGCCATTATGGGCGAAGGTGGCGTATTATCATATGTTGAAGAAGATGGCTATTTAGTTAATGGTCATCTTTCTGCTCTTACGATGCGTTCTAAATTGCGTGGTTTGCGTGATGGCGGGACGGGATTGCCTCTGTTCGTTCAGAACATGCAGAACGCTGTACCTTATACACTTGATGGGCAGCGTTTGGAATTCCCACTCAACGGCGCCATGGACGACTCACAAGCTCTACTTGTCTCTGGTGATTTCAATCAACTTGTATACAGTATCCGTAAGGACATCACCTACAAAGTATTGACTGAAGGAGTTATCACCGATAACGCCACTCCTCGCGCCATCATCCACAACCTGGGGCAGGACGATATGATTGCTCTGCGTGTTACTTTTCGCATGGCGTGGCAGTTGCCTAATCCTATCAATCGCGTTAACCAGACAGAGGCAACACGCTTCCCCTTTGCTGCTCTTGCACCTTCTGGGAGCTAGCTTAATGTTATACGTCAATCCCATTATCAATGAAGATACCAGCATTGATCTATACGCTGGCAATGATAGAAGTTATAGAGAACTTCTGCCATTGTGGGATGCGTTAGGCGAGAGGCGAGGAACATTCTTTGCCTCTCGTCTAGTACATCAGAATGGTGCAGCTATTCAATACACAGATAATGGCATTGATAGTGATAGTCCTATTGTCATTTCAAACTATAAAGATTTAAATGACATATTTATCGCCTGTAAAGAACGTCCATTTATCATGTTCGAGAATGAGCATAATTCAGAAACACGTGGATTATTAAATATTGTTTCTTTGTTTTTATGCAAAGACCAAAAGATGTCAAAGCTACGCAAAGCGTATTCCAAAAATGTATCTTTGTTTGATACCGCTCAATCTGCTGCTCGTCTAATCTTTGAATTCTGCAAAGGCAAAGAGCCTGAATATATTACAGAAGTTAATGGCAAGAGTGTTGGAATTATTTATATGGTTTGGGGAGACAAAGCTTTACAAGCTGCCAAAAGATCAATAGCGACATTGAAGCAATTAGGTTATTGTTACCCTGCTGCATTTATAGGGCAATGGAAACAAAATGAAAATTGGACAAAGGGACATGGCGTTAATGTTATTTGTAGCATTGACCCGTTTGATAAAACAAAGCAACGTGGATTTCAATTTAGAGCAGGTAGAATAAAGCCATTATTGTATGAGTTGTCCCCCTTTGATTACACTTTATACCTTGATGCTGATACATCTTTTTTACAACCTATCCAAAGCTCATTTGAGTTACTAAATGATTTTGATCTGATTGTCACTGATGAAAAATTATCACTAGCACAGTTATATAATAAAAAATTAGCTGGCTGGGAATTGAATATGTTGGAACGCGATAGCACAATTATAGAACTTAATGGAGATGATGGCCAACCTTTTGTTAATAGCGGTGTGTTTTTCTTTCGCAAGAATAATATAACTAGGAAATTATTTGCTGATTGGTCTAAAGAGTGGTTGAGATTTCAAGAATGGGATGAGCAATTGGCACTCATGCGTGCAATATATAAGAATGACGCAATTGTTAAACACCTGCCAGTGGAGTGGAACTCTCCCAGCTTGAACGAGAAAGCAATTATTTTCCATAATTATGGGCGTGGGGAAGTGAGAATAAATGTCTAAAACTGCTTTGATAATTGTTGGTCAACCTCGTACATTTGAATTCTGTTTCCCGTCACTAAAAAAACATATTTTAGACGTGTATCATCCTGATATTTTTATTTGCACCGACGATCAAAAAGAAAGAATAGCAGAGCTATATAAACCTATTGCTCTTGACGTGTTGACGCAGGAAGAGATATTTGATTATGCCATTCAATTGCGCGATGCCATCCCAAGCGTGATGCCTACTAATGATTTATCAGTTGCGTGGAAACTCAATCGTGCAATGACTAGAAAAGCAGAGCATGAATTGGTGGAAGGTTTTATTTATGATACTGTGATTGTTACCAGATTTGATGTGAAATTTAGAAATGTGCCATTGATAAAAGCAAAGCAAAATACTTTTCATGTTCCCTTGATTGGTGGTTATTGGGATACGCCAGAAGATACTCCTGGTATTCACTGGGGTGGGTACTCTGCTCATCTGTGCTGGGGCTCATCTGATGTTATGAACAAAATTGCCAATATCTATTTTGATGCTGCTGATTATCTAACACTTGCAACAAACGCAACAGAAAAATTTGGTTGGGCGCCCGAGCATGTTCTAAAATACTTTTGTGATGTAAATGGCATACAAGCATTTTTTGAAGATATTGAAATGATGTTAATCCGAGGCACATCCATCCATCCTATGTCATTTCACAATCACAAACTTTCTGAATATCCAGAGTATTTATATGATTGATATTTATTCGATTACAACAGCAGCAGAACGCAATAAATTATCAGAGCTTGCCAAAGAAGTTCCTAACAATGGTTGCATTGTAGAAATAGGCGCATTGTATGGCGGTGTTACTGCTGTATTAGGATTAGCTGCTCCTAATACTCGTATTTATGCAATAGACAATTTTTCCTGGCACCCTGAAAATATGCCAGTGACAAGTAAAGCATTATTGCTTGACAACATGAAATCTATTGGTGTTAAAAATGTGCTTGTGCTTGAAATGACAAGTAAAGAAGCTATGCGGAATTGGAATAGAAATATTGACCTGTTGTGGATTGATGGTGGTCATGATTTCAAAACTGTTTATTTTGATCTGTATAACTTTTCAATGTGCGCTGATGTTATCGCAATGCACGATTACAGAAATATTTTATGGCCTGACATCGAACAAGCTGTAAAGATATTTTTGTCTGCTGATAGCAATTGGCACATTAGTGAGGTTGTAGATCAATTGGTAGTATTGCGAAAGAGGAAATAATTATGGCTGCTTCTGCTGCTGATATTGCAAGATTAAGACGAATGACAAATGAGTTAACAACTGCTGTTTATGATGATAGCTTGATGGCTGATTATTTAGAAGCATGGCCACTTGTTGATAAGAATGGTTTGACTATTGAGAATGGCGAGAGTTGGATTGAAGCTTATGACTTGCACGCTGCTGCTGCCGATATATGGGAAGAGAAAGCGGCAAAGGCTTATGATAAGCATGATTTTTCTGCTGATGGTGCTAATTATTCAGCAGACCAGATACACGCCAACGCTCAAACACAAGCAAAGCGCCATAGGGCACAACAAAAAGCAAAAGTAAAGAGAATGACACCTGTCCGTACTTCAACATATTACCCAAGTTATGTTAATCCTATCTTCGATGAAGATGAAAACCCAGACTGGGTAGATAGTGTGATCTAATGTTAGATAGTAATCAATTGTCCCATTTCAGAGAAAGACAAGCAGTATCATTGATGGATACTTGCCATCGGCTTGTTTATTCTCGAACATATAATGATTACAACGAACCTGTTGAAATATGGACAGAAAGCAATACAGATATTCCGTGCGGTTTAGATATGCGCCCAGGTGAAGAGCGTGGTAGAGATAAAGATACTATTGTTTCGTACGATGCAACTTTAAGAGTGTCATTGACAACTGCTTTTGTTGAAAAAGATAAAGTAAAGATAACAAAACGATTTGGTGAAAGTATTACAGCAATTGAGTTCGAGATTAATTCACCTGCTCAAAGAGGTCCATCAGGCATTCGTTTTCTGCTAAAGAAAATATCATTATGAAATATTCATTGAAGATAGACACAAAACAACTTGACAAAGCATTATCTAAAATACATGGTAATGTTTCAGATGGTTTAGGCAAAGCAGTATTAGCAGGTTTATTTCAACTTGAAGCAGAAGCTAAAATAAATATTAGAGCAAACTTCAAACAGAGAACTGGTTTTCTAGCTTCTGCATGGGAAACAATTTTAGATAATAAGACAAATAAAACAGCAACGGGGCACACTGCTCCACTTGCTGTGTACGCAAGAATACAAGAATTAGGTGGCGTTATCAAAGCCACGAAAGGTAGATTAACATTCCAAACAGATGACGGAGCATGGCACAGCGTCAATGCAGTAACAATTCCCGCGCGTCCATATTTGCGCCGTGCTGCTGATGAGCATAAAGAGGATATATTTCAAGCTGTTAGTAATATTTTGAATGAATTGATTGAAGGCAAATAATGGCAACACAAGAAGCATTAATAAAAGTTGATACAACAGAATTAGATAGAGCGGCGGCTAAGGTCGAATATCTTTTGTCACTTGTTGAGAAACTTTATAAGTTATCGGAAAGAAGCTGGTTAATTAGATTTTTATTAGGTATAAATAATGACCGCTAATATCTGGAAAGCATTACCGCATTTCATAAAGAATAATTCTGGAGTTGCTGCTCTAATTGTTGACAGAGTTTACCCTATGCGCTTACCTGAAACAACAACCTTACCAGCTATTGCCTTTCAAGATATATCAACAGTTGCAACACAAGCGCATAAAGAGAGATCAATATTACCGCGTCCTAGATTTCAATTCACAATTTATGGTGGTACTGTTGAAAGTATTGATCTTGTTTCTAAAGCATTGAAAACAGCATTGGACGGCTATCAAGGAAACATGGGAACTGGTTCCTATATCACGGAGGTGGAAGCATGTTTGTATAAGAATGAATTTAGCAATGATGACCCCGAAACTGGTATCTATTTACGATACCAAGATTATTTGATTATGTATAAGGAGTAAATATGGACGAAACAATTAGAGCTAAATTTCTTTGTGTAAGTAAAACAGTTGACATGGATGGAAAAGGAAAGAGTTATAAATTTAAGTTCTATCCTGTTACAAGTGGAAGCAAGGAAAATGAAACCTTTTTCAAATATACGCCATCAGGTTCACTTGAAATTGGCGTTACCGCAACAGATGTATTTGAAGTAGGTCAAGAATATTATCTTGATTTCAATAAAGCAAATAAGGAGTAAATAAAATGACTGATACACGCCAAGGCGGATATGGTTCCGTCCTCAAGATCAATACAGGGAGCTTAACTGCTGTTACTCATGTTATGGATTTTGAGTTCCCAGAGTTTGAAAAGATTATTGCTGAAATCACCGCCCATGATAGCCCGGGTGGTTGGGCAGAACATATTTCAACCAACAAGCGCAAAATGAATTCATTCACAGTAAAGCTGGTTTGGGATGTAAATGAATTAACTCATGCTGCTGTTGTCGCTGCGTTTGATAGTGATGAAGCTGTTGGAATGTCTGTTGAAGATCCAGACGGCAATGAGGTGATTGCCTTTGATGGGATTGTTACAAAGCTGGGTCGTATTGCAGAACAAGAGGAAGGTTATGCCTGTGATGTTGAAATTCAACCCACTGGCATCCCTACCATTAACGGTTCGTAATCATGACAAATAAAAATAAATATCTTTCTGCTAGTGAAATTCTAGCCGCCAATGACATTCAAATTGAAGAGCTACCCGTCCCCGAATGGGGAGGCGTGATCTGTGTCAAGACACTGCAAGCAGATGAAAGAGATGAATTAGAAGCGTCTATGGTTGTATTGTCAAACACAGGTCAGGCGAAGAGTATGAAGCTTGACCATTTGAGGTCAACCATTGCCTATTTGGGTATCTGTGATGATAAAGGTAATCGTTTATTCACAGATAAAAAAGATATAGCTGCGTTAGGTAAAAAATCTGCTGCTGCTCTTGATAGAGTTGTATCAAGAATTCAACAAATGTCCGCAATGTCACCAGCAGATATTGAGAATTTGGTAGCAGAAATAAAAAACGACCAATCCGCCGCTTTGCCTACCGCCTAGCGGCGCACTTGGGACGAATTGATGTGGACAAAATGCTTGCTGAAATATCATCAAGACAGTTATCAGAGTGGATGGCATTTGCACGATTAGAACCATTTGGTTTTGAGGCAGATATGTTAGGTCACGCCATTACTGCTTCAACTGTTGCAAACACAAGCAGAACAAAGAAAAGCCAAAAGGTATTCAAACCTGATGATTTCATACCTAAAGAAAGACGTATACCCACACCAGCAGAATTTTTCCAAAACCTGAAAACATATTTCCAGTTACGAAAAGATAAATAATGGCAACCACTATCGCGCAACTGTTAGCCACATTAGGACTAGATAGCTCTGCTTTTGATAAAGGCATTGATGCTGCTGAAAACAAGAGCAAGGGATTTAGTAATACCATGTTGGGATTGTCCAATGTGGGTGCTGGTGTTCTTACTGCTGGCTTTACAACTGCGGCAGCGGGTGCTGCATTACTAGGCTCTGAAATTTATAAAGATATAGGTATTGCTGCTGACGCTGAAAAGGTGCAAGCACAGTTAGAGGCAGTAATTAAATCTACTGGTGGAGTTGCTGGTGTAACAGCACAAGCAGCGAATGAATTAGCCACCGCTTTATCATCAGTTACTACTTTTGACGATGAAGCTATTACGAGTGGCGAAAGTATGTTGCTAACATTTACCAATATTGGCGAAGATGTTTTTCCACAAGCAACTGAAACAATATTGGATATGTCGCAAGCATTAGGGCAAGATTTACAAAGCTCTGCAATACAATTAGGTAAAGCATTAAACGATCCTGTTCAAGGCATTACGGCTTTACAGCGTGTAGGTGTGTCATTCACTGATGAGCAAAAGAAACAAGTAGAAGCAATGGTGGAAGCAGGTAAGACAGAAGAGGCACAAAGATTTATATTGGCAGAATTATCAAAAGAGTTTGGTGGTTCTGCCAAAGCAGCAGGAGAAACATTTGGGGGACAAATGATTATCTTGAAAAATCTTATTGACAACATTAGGGAAAGTGTTGGCGCAAAATTCTTGCCTATACTTATCAAGCTGGGCAAGATGTTTAAAGATCAATTAATGAAGCCAGAGGTATTGGCATTTATAGATCAATTGGCAAGCGCCATTGCTTCATTCGTTGAAAACGCAGTAAATAATATCCCTAAATTTATTCAGGGATTTAAAGTTGCGTTCCAATGGCTGCAAGACAACAAGCCAATTGTCGTTGGAATTCTTGCTGCTCTAGGTGTTGCCGTGCTTGCGTTTGGTGTCACTACTGCCATTGCTGCTTATACTGCATTAGTTCCATTGCTTCCCATTATTGCAGTAATGGCAGCCATTGGGCTTGCTGCATATCTTTTATACAGAGCTTGGACAGAAAACTGGGGAGGGATACAGGAGAAAGCTGCTGCTGTTTGGGCATTTATTCAACCCTTATTAGCTCAATTGATTACATGGTTGCAAATAAATATTCCAGCAGCTATCAAGGCTTTATCAGCATTTTGGACGGGAACTTTGTTGCCTGCTATTCAATCTGTTTGGCAATGGTTGAGTACAACATTATTTCCATTCTTTCAATCAATCGCTAACTTTCTAAGTATTGTATTTACAAAGATAATTATAGATTTAGCGAATGTATGGACAACAGAGTTATTGCCTGCTATCACTACTCTTTATAACTTTTTAAAGACATATGTGTTTCCAATATTTCAAGCTATAGGCTCGTTTATTGGCAATAGATTAGTGGTATGGTTTAATAGCTTAACTGAAACTGTACAGTTACTTACAGGTTGGATTAATACACTAGCAACAACATTATCCGGAATGTCAAATAGTATCCCAGACTGGTTAATGCCTGGTTCACCTACGCCTTTCGAGTTAGGGTTATTAGGTATTGTTGATGCTCTTGACAAAGTAAATCAATCAAGCTTCTTACCTAAACTGCCTACAAACAATATGAGTTTATCGCCTGCTGCTGCAACTGTTGGCGGTAATAATCTTTCTGCAAGTGGCGCGCAAGGCAGAAACTATACAATCAGTATAGCTGCCACAATACGCAATGAGCAAGACATAGACCATCTAACGCAAAGAATAGTTAAACGGATAACCAAATCATAATGACAACTACATTATTGAGATTAACAGATGGAGAAACTACAATCAATTTTTCAGTAGGTGATGGCGAAAAGTTGATTGAGTACACTCCTCAAATTGCTCTATCATTTACACAATACATTGACGATGAATTTGATGTAGTTTTTCTGGATACACCATCAAACAATCGTATTAATATTCAGAAAACAAATAGACTATTTGAGCAAGCTAGAAATTATAAAAGCTCTGAAACAGGCAGAAAGGTTTATATTGAAATTGATCCTGCAAGCTCTGGGCAATATTGGCGGTCATTGATAACAAATGGGAAGATTGATCTAAATAAAGATGTTATCAGTCCTACGTGGGACACTCATTTCAAGCTAATAATTCATATAACACGCCAGCCTTTTTGGGAAGGTGAATTAACACAGATACCACTTTCTAATAGTTCTGCTGAAAACAATACCAGCGGTATAACTATCTCTAATTCATCAAGAGAAATATTCGATCTGTCTATGTTATGGGATGACGAAACTCCTATACTGTGGGATGACGAAAGCGAGATTGAATGGGAAGAGGGTTCGGGCGCGGAAAACTTTGTTGATTTAGTTGCAGCAGATATTATTGGTGATTTGCCCGCACCTATCAAAGTTGAATTAGAGCATACAAAAAGTGGTGCTGATGCTGCTAAAGAGTTTTATATTTGGCATAATGTTTATAGTAATCCTACTTCATTCACTCATATACTGGAAGCAGAGGACGCTAGTGGTTCAACTGTTACACCATCAGGAGCAGACAGCACAAGCTCTAACAATCAATATGCCACATTAGCATGGACAAATTTGAATGAAACATTGATTGCCGAGTGGGCGTTATCTGACACATTGATGACCAATGCGGCAGGTGGTCGTTTTGCAGTACTAGCACGCTGGCGTGGAGTGTTCCCATATACAAATGCTTGGATGCGTTTGAAGTTACTAACAGCAAATGATAATGTTTTATGGAGTGGTGATCTAAAGTTAATATCATCAGTCAAAGAGCTTGCGTTTTTGGACTCATTGCGATTGCCGCCTTATCTCGCCAACCAAGCATCAATCAAAGATATAAAAATGCAGCTATATGGTTAC